GTTATAGGGTAAACATTATTATAAATCTTGCCCAATCTAACTTGAGCGTCACCGATTTCTTTCGCGGCTATATCGAGTTCTTTTATTGATGACTCGTATTTCTCTTTATTTAGAGACAGGCAGATTGTCGTGCTTTTATTTGTAGCGTCTTCGCCGGACATACTACCATCGCCAAGATACATACCAATCATATACCCCTGCTCGTATGTGAGGTGCTTATCTGTCTCATGCGGAGCGTTAAGAGCTTTTGTGTTGAACAGTATATAATCATCAGTGGTGAGATCGGTCGTCTTAATATCACCTCTGAGCGTAGGCGTTATATGATTATCAGTGATAATTAACTCTTTGTTGTTTACTGTTGTGACTTTATAAAGCGGTCTTGCAGGAAGCTTAATTGCTTTGCCTTTACGCCAATTACCGTTGTGGAATATAACTAAATTTCTGCGAGCGTCAGTATATCTGGCATCACAGAGCTCTTTAAATGAGGTAAGAGCTGCTCCTCCAGTGCTTGATCTCGCAAGAACTTTCTGTGACCCAGCAAAACAGCAGTTACTCAAGCTTGTAACATCCTCTGATACGAAAATGTTACTATCCGCCCACTTCATGTTATGACAGCAACACCACTTTGCAAAATCCTCATCTACGAACTTGCCGTTCTGTCTGAGAAGAGCAAACGAAACGACCGGAAACGTCATAAGGTTCTCTCTTCTTGTATCTGAAAGCACTTTCATAAACGCCTTCTGATATTCTTTAATCTCGTCGATATAATCTATAATGAATGTGCCGTCGGGAAACTCTTTACCGCCGAAGAGCGCTTCGAGGTAGGGCTTGTCAAATATCGAAAAGTTGGTAAAAGCCGACTGGATTCCGCCCCTTAGATAGGGCTGATTAAGTCGATATATTATCTCCTGAAAAGACTGGTCTCTGTAATATTCAGGAGACTTTACAAAGTAACCCTCGTCGCAATCTTTCTTCCAGAAGTAATACGAATAGATGAGAAAACTCGGAAGCCCAACCGCGCCTGAAGACCTATTGCATGTCCACGACACAAATTCGCTGACAAAATCAGTATATGTATTGAGGTGCTGAGGCGGAGCCGCATTAAAGTTATCTATGAAATAGAGTCCGCGCTTCACCAGTTCGTCTATATCATAAGCAAAGCAATACGGAACCCAAGACGAGCTATGAGCGTCGTGCAGATAAAAGTGTCCGTCCCACTCGCCCTTTAGCCACTCAGTGGCATCCTCGTGTCCATACTTCTTAGTCAGCTCATGAAATATCTTGTTGAACGCCAAAAGTTTTGAATGGGGCTTTGACATTTCGTTTATGAGTGAAACAATATCCTTGTGTGCAACATTCGCGTTGCCATCTATACTCGCGTCTGCTATGGTTTGCTTATCAACAAAATTGTCGATAAAATCGGTATAGTTGAGCTGTTTATCTCCAAACCCATTGAGCTCGCTCAGCCTCTCTGAGTAAGCATTTTGCAGACGATTATATTCAATTACAAAACTTCTATCGAGACTATCTATATTAAACTTCATATATCACATCACCTCGTTAACCCATTTAATTGCTTCGATGAAAGTCATTGTCTTTCCGTCAACCTCAA